TAGACCAGCAGGTCGCCGGCAAAGCGTGCTTCACCCCAGATCGACAAATCGGGCCAGTTGCCCGCGCCCCAGACTTGCCGCACGTTGGAGTTGAAGAGCGCGTTGATGCTGTCCGCTGTCTCAGTGATCAGCCGGCTGCTCGGCACCCCAATCAGACTGCAAATGTGGTTAAGGGCCTTGCTGTACGGGACAATTCTCAAGAGGCCTTTTGGGCCATCCAGCCGCCCGTCAAGCCGTGACGGGCCGGGTTCACCTTGGGCTGGTAGCCTTTAGCGCACATATTCGGGTTGTCCTTCAAGTACTCTGGCAGCCACTCATGCACCTTGACACCATGCTGCTGCTGGAGGCGGAAGAAAAGCCGCCCGTCAATGCGGGCCGCCATCTGTCCCAACCCGTCAATCTTGGTTGAACCCTGCGCCGCCATCACACGGGCGCGTTGCACTTGCCTGAGACCCGCCGCAACCTTTTCGGCCGGCAGACCCTCTTCCATCTCGCGCCAGAACTCGCGCACCACTCCCTTGGGCAAGGCGGTGATGATCTCAGGTTCCGCAGGGACCATAAAAAAGGAGGGGGCAGAGCCTCCGGGGAAGATGCCCCCGCTATCAGGTTTGGTTATCCGAGCTTGGACGAATCGGACAAATCTACGATGTTAAGGTAGATGTCCAATTCCCCGGCGGTCAGAGCCGAGGGACTGCCCCCAGTCGCATTGGTGAAGATAGCGACCAGATTGGCGGTCGCCGTTGCCGTGCGGATGGTGGCGGTCGTCGGCACGCCCGCCAACGCCCCGGCCGTCAGGACTGACTGAGCAGTCACCAGGCTGTTGGTGGTGGTGGTGGTTCCGACTTGGATGGTGAACGCCGACGTGCCCGCGAAGGCCGTGGTGATGTTCACCAGCGCGTTGTTGAGCACAAACTTCGACGGCAGGGCGCCCAGCGTCATCGTGACGGTGTCAGTGGCACCGGAGCCGAAGGCGACATCAGGCGACTTGACGTTGAACTTGTGCGAGAAACCGCGGGCCTGCTCCTGCAGCGAAAGCTGCGAAACACGGGCGCGGGAGATGGTAACAGCAGTATCAGCCATGGTAAATTCCTCCTAGGTTAATGGCTTGGTTTAGCTGGTCGCGGCAAATTTGCCGAGGCCGAGCGGATTCTTCACCAGCAAGGTGAGGGCCGCGAGGATGAACCCGCGACGACCACCGCCCAGGTCTGGCAATTCGTTGGATTCGATGCCGAGCATATAGCCCACCCCGACCAGCTCCGGGTCAATGACGTAGCCACGGGCCTTTTGCTGGTTGGTGGTGGTCGAGGGATCGGCGCCATCCAGAATCCCGTTGAACAGGTCGGGAACGACCGTCACGGTATGGAAGTCACCAACGTACACGGTCACATCCAGGTCAACCTGGTGGGACGTTGCATCCTGCGTGACCTGATAGGTCTTGGTGGTGCCGGACGCGCCCTCCTGCCGCTGGAACTTGGAGATCGCCCGCTTCAGATTCGGACCCGCAAACAGCGTGTACGAACGACGGCCGCCAACCTGTTGGAAGATTGACTGGAACACGTCATTGAAGGCGGACTCACCAAGGGAGTTGGTGGCGGTGGTGTCGATGTTGGCGCTGGGGGTGCGGAAGGCGGCCGGGACATCGCTGCCGGGGGTGGTGCTGATCCACTTGCCAAGCGAGCGCATCTTGTAGGGGGCCGGCGGGGCCTCCTGCTGCCGGTCATTGTCGGAACCGATGCAGGCCTCCAGGTCGCGCTTGAGTTCGCGCATACACTTCATCTTGGCATTGGCGACCTCGCTATCGACGCCCGCGACATCGGACGCTTCCTGCAGGCGGGAAACCATCCATTGTTCGCGGAACTGCTGGACGTAGTTGCCGATGCGGGCGCGGTTGACGGCCTGGTTGGAGAAGGCCAGAACATCCTGACCCTCAAGGACGCCGCTGAAACTGACGGGCGTCAGGCTATCGACCTGCCACTCCTGATAGGCATTGGTCATCCGCTTCGTCTTGGCGAAGGTGGAAATTTTCGGTGTATCCTCGGGAGCAAGGATGGTGAGAAAGTCGGTAAGATCTTCACGATCCCCCGCGACGTTGTAAGTGGTGCTTAGAGCCATGTGATTAACGAGCTTGTTTGGCCGCCTCTCGGGCCAGGAGGAATTGAACCGCCTCGCTTGTCGTGACTCCACCCTTCTTGGACAGATGCTGCCGGAGGGCGTCAACCTGCGCCTGCGACTTGGAAGCCGAGGGCGTGCGGTTGTCAGAAGAACCTGCGGTCGCCACCGTTTGGGACGAAGGCGGCCGGCTGGAGGGAATCACGCCAGCCTTGGCAGGCTTGTTGGCGAGCGCCTTCTTTCTTGCTATTGACTTCAAGCCCTCGATTTGGACGCCGATGACCCAATCCGCTTCTGCTACATAACGAAGCCAAGGCTTTTCTATGTAGGCCTGCTGGGCCGCAACGTAATCGGGCGTACTCTTGTCCTGCAAGGCTGGAAATTCCTGGTAGGCAATTTTTCGGGCCTCACTACGTTGCTGCAAAAACAGTCTTTGGGCAGGAATGTCATCCTCAAGCGTCTGGTCCGCTTTGATGATGACTGACGTTAGCGCCACTTGATCAAAAACCTGATCTCCCAGTCGAATGGGCTGAAAGTTTGGTTTCGCAAGTTCCTGCTGGGCAAAGCGTTTGGCCTCCTTTGCCTGTTGGGCAATGGCGTCCAGTTGATTGATGTTCTCAATATGGGCGAGCGGCCCACCCATGCCGGGAAGCGGAGCCATTGAGATGTCCGGGACTTTCGTCTGGGCTTCCTGCTGACTCTTGGCGAGCTCCAGCTTGAGTTCGTTCAACTGAGCCTCAAGGGCCTTACGCTTGGCGACTTCCTCGCCAATACGCTTGTTGATGTTCTTCTTAACCTCTGGCGGAATCTGAGAAGGAACGGAATCATCCTCCGCTTTGGACTCCGGGCTTGCGGCCTTTTCATCCTGGGCATTGGAATTTTCGACAGACTCGGTTGGGTCCGCTTCTGTTGATGCGGGTTGTTCAGCCGTTTCGGGCTGGGCGACCTGTTCCGCGGGTGCCGTTCGTCCCTTGGCGTTCTCCGCCTGCATATTAAGCAGACGTTGAGCGGCTTGGGCGACACTCAGGTTACCACTGACTTTTTCATCGGCTTTGGTTGCTTGCGCTTGAGGCGCCTCAACAGGCTGCGAAGTAGCTGTAGCTGGTTCGTTCATCATGGGTTTAAGGCCCCCAAGGGCAGAATCATGGGTTTGACGCCCCCAAGGGCTTTACCCAGCTTTCGCCGGGCGAGATCACCGATGCAAACATGACAAATGCTTGTCAATAGGTTTTTTTTCAACCTATGATTGGGCGTCCGCCTCGGTCATCCGGGTGATGACAAAGTCATCATACAAATTGATGATGGCCTCGTAGGCGCGGAGTTCGCCCACCGCCGTGGTGGTCAGGCGTTCGTCCTTGATCACGGCGTCATTCATCAGATCGACCATCGTGTTGTGCTGGATGTCGCGCAGGGCCTCGACAAAGTCCTGGAAGGCATCATTGCCGATCAGCCGCTGCACCGAGGTCTTCAGTTGCTCGGTGCGTTCAAAGGGGGTGAGGAGCAGTTGTTTTCTTCGCATCAGGTCGAGGTGGTGGCGGGCATCGGACCCGGCATGGCGGCGCCAAAGCGGCCAATGGTGGCGTTTTGCTGCTGTTGCATCTGGAACTGGTACTGCTTGGCGCGGGCGTCCAAACGGTCCTTGAAGGCGGCGTCCGAGGCGTAACGCTGCTGCACGTCCGGCTGCTGCAAGTACTGCTGCATCACCTGCAGACCAAGTTGCGGCGGCGTGCCGATGCGGATGTTTTTCGGTATCCCGGCAAAGATCTGCGCCAGATCCTGCTGCTCGTCGTTGACCACCTGCTGCTGGCCGGTCTTGGCCGGGCGGACGATGCGCTCCGCAATGTTGGGATCGATGGAGGAGACGAAGGATTGGAACAGGGCGCCCCAATCGCAGACGCCCTCGCGGTCGAGGGATTGGGCGCCTTGGATGATGGCACTCCATTTCTCCGACATCATCTTGAAGTCGGTGCTCTGCACGTCCCAGGAGAGGTAGAAATCAAACTCCTCGTTCACGTCCCCCTTGTTGAAGATCATGGTCTCGGCGTCCTTGACGCCCATGACGCGGAAGACGATCTGCTCGCTGCCGTACTGTTTGTACAACTTCCAGATCTGCCGGAAGCTCTTCGCCAAACAATTGAGGAATTTATTGACCTCAAACTGGTTGTAGATCGGGTCGATGGCCGGATCTCCCTTGGAGGCGGCAAAACCGTTGTATTCCTTGAAGGAGGACTCCAGCAGCGCCTCGGAATTCTCCGTGTTCATGTCGGGGATCGGCCGGTCGGCGTAGTGGTACTCGTTGGGCCGGCGCTCGGAGATCATCGCCCCCGGACCCCAGCGGCCCGGCGGGCGTCCCTGCGGGTAGCAGATGGGGGGCAAGACACCCAGCGATGCGGCGTCGATGCGGGAGTCCTTGTGCGCCTTGATCTGATCCTGCCAGCACTTGCCCGGCTCCGGCACGCCGCGGGAGTCGTGCAGTTTGCGCGACAGGTACTCGCGCCGGTAGAGCACAAACGGATACTCGCCGTGCGCGTAGCCCAGCAGACCCGTCTTGGCGAATCCCGATTGGGTTTCGCTGGGCGGCATCTGGGGGTTGAAGACGGTGCAATAGATGCCGGGGACGCCGTCCTCGTCGGACAGCCGCTGGTAGGCGTAGACCACCCCGATCTTGTCGGTGAAACGCTGCTGGGTGTAGACGAAGGAGCGGCTGATGGGCTGGAGGTACTCGGAGGGACTGAGCGTGATCAGACGCCCGCGCTGGGTCTCGATGGCCTTTTCCACCCAATCCTTGTCCCAGCCGTCATCCTGCACCAATTGCCGCATCTGCTCGGCGGTGAAGTATTCCACGCGGTAGATGCCGGGCACGCGCTCCAGATCAAGCGAGAAGGAGGGGACAAACAGGTTCTCATCAAGGTTGAAGGCGCGGATGACCGGGAAACTGCGCTCCGGGCCATCCATCGGCACCGAGGTCTCGCCGGTCTTCCGCAACTCGCGCAGCATGGTGCCGGCTTTCTGGCGGGAGCAGCCGTACTGCTCCTCGAAGATGCTCTTCAAATCGTTCTCCGCGCCCTTGTCATTGATCAGCGCGGTGATGTCGATCTCGGGGAACTGCACCTGCAGATCCTCCATCCGCACGTTGACCAGCGTCTTCTCGCGGCGCTTCTCATAGAACTGCCCCATCACCGCCAGGCCCTTCTCGTTGATGTAATTGGCGGCGATCTCGATCTCGCGTTGGATTTCGGGGATTTGCGTCTGGATCAGCCAGCGCATGAAGTTGGTCACCAGCACCGAGCGGCCCATGTCGTTGGTGCCCACCGGCACCGCCACCAGATTGGCCCGCTGGAAGGCCATGCACTGCATCGCCACCTTCTTGTTGATGATGTTGTCAACGAGGAAGACGCGCAGGTCGGAGGCGCCGTCCCAGGGCGTGGGGCTGGTCTTGCTGCCCTCGCGGGCGTGTTTCTTGCCATCGGCGGACTGGCCGTTCCAGATCGCGTACCGGGTCTCGTAGTTGCAACGGCACTGGTCAACGTAGGGCTGGTTGTCGCGCACGCAGTCCTCGAAGGCCTTGACCAGGGTGTTGAAATCGGGGCCGGAATCGCCAACGGGGGCTAGTTGCAGGCCGGGGTCGTTGGGGACGGAGGTGTTGAGGGAGTCAATGGAACTCATTGCAGGCGCCCCTTATTGCCAACGGCGTCAACTGGCAAGTCAATAGCTCCAAGTCCGGTCATTTCCCGCCGGCACGGCCTGCGGATCAACAAACCCGCAGTTGGCGACCAGCAGGTAGCGCAGGCAGTCCACCGGGTCCTTGGTCGCCTCGTCCTTGCCGCCGCGGGCGGTGTACTCCTGCATCGAGTAAATCAGGTTCTGGCAGCGGTCCGAGATGTAAAGCCGGGGTCCGTTCAAGGCGGAGATCGGCTGCTGGTCGTTGTAGGCGAGCAGGCTGTTGATCAATTGCAGGCCGTTCTCGATCTCCACGCCGGGGGCGGGGATGCAGGTCATTCCGGCTTCGTCCAGCTCCGAGATGATGGTGGTGGCCCCTTCAGCGGACTGTCTTTCGGCGGCGCCCAGTCGCGGATCAATGTATCTTTCCTGAACCGGCTCACCGTTCTCACAATTTTCGATAAGTTCGACGTAGTCACGGATGCCGCGCTTGGAGCCTTTTTGCGCCGGCCCCGGCTTGCCCTCCAAATTTGATCCGGGCAGCGCCCAGTCGTCGTAGTCGGGCCATTCACGGTACACCCACCAGGTGCCGGCGGCGTCGATGGCGACCCAGAGCATGAACCAGTTCTTGGAACCCGCCGGGTCCAGAGCCATGTAACGGGTGACCTGATAGTTTGGATCACGAACGAAAGGAAGCGTTTCATGGGGGATGACGTTGACCTCTTTGTTGAAGCCGGGGAAAACGGAAGTGATGGATTTGGTGGGGATGCCATAGGCGCGGGCCAGCACCTCCTCGCGGGGGCGCCCCGCCAGCTTGGCGACGAAGTCTTGCGTATCAAGGAAAGCGTTGTCCTCCGTCCAGAAATAATAGATCGCGGTGTCGGGGCGGGAGATGGACTCCTGCAGGATGGGCAGTTCCTTGCCCACCAGCGGGGCGAACCTTTTTTTCAGCGTGCGCGTCTTGCCCAGCAGATCCTGCACAAGCGGGGTCCAGCCGGTGAGGGTGGTGAAGGTGAGCAAAATGCGCCCGTGCAAGTCCACCGTGCGGTACTGCAGCGTCTCAAACATCCTCTGCGGGCATTCCTCGTCGCACCAGATCAGATGCGCCTTGTATCCCTCCGCCACCTGCGCGTCCTGCTGGTAACTGCGGTAGTGGCTGAACTTGATCGCCCCGCCCTTGTGGCCGGGCTTGACCGGGGGCAGAATGCAGATGTTGTCCGTGAACCCGTTCTTCTGGCTGTACTGCACGGAGTGGTTCAGTCCCTTCTTGGTGGGCAGATTGCGGATGCCCAGCGGCAGCCCGTCATAGACCATCTGCTGCTGATCCTCGATGGAGCGGTTCTCGTTGACGTGATAGGCGCGGATTTCCGCCGAGGGAATGGTGGCGGCGGCCCAGACGCACATCCGGCTGGCGAAAATTGATTTGGAGGAGCGGTTGCCGCCCAGAATGACGTGGTTCTTGTATTTGTGCCAGTTGTTCATCACCTCCTGCCACATCGGCAGCGACCAGCCGGCGCCCACGGGATTGTCGATCGCCTGGGCGTTGCGTTGCTCGCGAAAAACCATGTATTCCGTCAGTTTTT